TCATCGCAAAAGCACCATTTGTGACAGCGGAAAATGCTTGCCGTCTCTGCTTATGTATGGAGGTACTATTGTAATAGCAAACTCAACAGATGTAACCGTTTGAGACTGTGCCTCCTTTGCAGTTTCCTTACCTAATGAAACTTTGCCTAAGAAGACACCAATACCTGTCTTTCCGCCATTCGTAGAAACCTCCGTCAAACCAACATTAAACTTAACCGCTGTTGCAGGATAATCCTTTCCGTCATGCTTATACACTTCTGCATTACACGTTTTAACATCGAGCATTGGATTAATCAACGCTCCCATATCTGCACACCTCTGCTGTGCATCTTTCACTCCCTCGCATATCTGCGTGAGTGTTTCGCTTACAAAATCTTTTAACTCCATAATACAATATGATATGTTGTTCAAATCAATTTTTAAGAGAAAACGAAAAACAAAATCTATAGATACGCCATTGCGATCACAGGAGGAAATTAGTCCTGTAGAGGTGGATTTTGAGAGTTCTTTAATTTTATTAAATATCGTAGCAGGTCATTTAGTAATGCAAGCGGGTATTCGTGACGCAAAGGCTTACATTGAAAAATGTCATTCCATAGAAGCTGAACGTCTTCGGCAGAAACGGAAGCACTCAAATCCTCTGCAAGATGCCGAACGGTAATGTCATGTTCTCTACCTTTTTGATAGAGAATGTAGGAAATGCCTGTTATATAATTCAATGCAACTGATTTAGCGAAAACAGAACCCTCTATGTTTTTCTTATATACACGAATACACTCTGCCAAAGTATGTTCAAGATTATCGCCAAGTTGCGTTGTAATCATTAAAGGCACGCCCTCCATAATGTCAATAGTCCATTTATGTTGCAAATTCTCTTGTGTTGCTTTAATCATATCAGCTACTTCCGCTTTGTGCTTATCTAACGTATTGATTTCATCTCTTAATATGTCAGACTTTTTATTGAAATCAACAACTGAATATATATTCCACCCTATCAGCACCGTTACAAGCACAGAAAGCGTAGAAATGATTACCTCTACATTATTAACAGGCTTTGAATAGAATATTGCGCACGCCAAACTCACAGCAAATGCAACAACACTCAACGCTATGCTAATATTTACTTTACTCTTCATTTTATATATAAGGTGTAATTCTTAATATATCTTTAGCGGTGTTAAATACGCGTTAAATACTGAATCTAATCAGTATTTTATTTGTCTTACTGAATAAAATCAGTATCTTTGCAATGTAAACGGTTAACGTCAGCGACAAAGATAAACCATTTACATGAAAATTGCAAAATATTGAACGATTAATTTCATACGACTATGAAGGTTATAGATTTCAAAAACAGAAAATTAGATCTTGACGGCGCATTGTTCGTTCATGGCGAGAAGGACTATTCAGCATGCACAGCTACTGAAAGCAGCAGAAGGTTCAAGACGCTCAAAGGCACGATGCAATGGCTAAACAAGAGGGGCTACACAGAAGCATAAAGTCAAACAGTTAATTCATACAACTATGATCACAAAAGAGAAAATTTCAGAAATGGTCAACGATGTTGCTGTTTCAGAAGCCGAGAATAGCTGGTACGACAATGGTATCAGTTTTACCACAACAATAGGCGGTTGTGACATAGAGGTCAACACGCCCTTTGATTACTCGAAGTCGGCAGAGGTGTATATATTACATGACAATGAACATGAATCGCCCTTGCTTGCAAAGTATATCGCAGACAATCTACCTGATCTTGCATACATTGCAAGGCAAGCGCAAGAGAATGACTACATGAGCATAGAGGATGAGCACATGCTGCATAGAAGTTTAGAGAGACAGTTCTTGCCATGGTAGGATATATCCGCCGCGTGTGCACCAAGGCACTGCAATCGAATTGGCACGGCGGACAACGTGAGGCACGTTAAGTCGGTAAGCACCTCAAGAGATTTTTGACATTTTGAGACATAAAGCTGAAAGGTATTGATGTATAGCAGAAATGCCGTGACTACATCAAGGACTGAATAGGCGGCTTTAAATGGATCTGAAAAGAGCAAACCGATAGTGAGAAAATCCTCTATAACTCATAAGTACACAGGGCGGGGGTCTGTGGTCGCTAAGGTTAAACATAACCCGTACTGCACGTTAATGGTGCTACAATCGAATTGGGTACGGGTACAATATATAAAACTAAGACTATGAAACAGTGGCTTGATAAAAAATGCGAAACGTTTTCGTACATCGCAGGTGAGGATGTGACCCACAAAGATGTTGTTTTAACCCATGTAGGCATTTTGGTGGTTATCCTTGCGTGTGGATTGGCAGAGTGGTTATCAATATAAATTTAATATTAAAGATTCAATGTTATGGAAGTAAAGACAAAATTCAGCGTCGGTGAAAAGGTTTTCTCATTTGACAAAAATCACAAGCTCATTGAGTTTGAAATTGCAAAAATCTTTGTTGCATTAGATGATGACAATGTGTTAGTTACATACTATCCTGATGACGGACATGGCGGATGCAACTATTTTGAGTCATACAATGAAGCATTCTGCTTCGCTTCTGAGGCAGATGCCGTGGCTTACGTAAAAGGATAATACGTAAAAAGCCCCTGCCTTTGCGGGGGCTTCAATGGGCATCTAATCCAGGAATGGTAGCTTGGAATGGTGTATTCGAGGTGGTTCGATTCCACAATGCCCACAATTTAAATATATGAATATGGAAAGGACTTTGAATAGTAAGAAATACAGTTATGCAGGGCTGTTTCAACACATACAGAAGGGTAACACATTGCACGTTTCGTTAGACTGCTATTCTGCAAGTGGCGTTCAGGTGGAATGCACACGCCAAAACAAGTATGCAGGATGTGATCCCAAGAATAATAAATACACGACATCTACAACAGATAAAAAGGGTTACATAACTATTTATCGGAGGTATTAAGCCATGAATATATCCATTGAGGAGCTTGGCGGAATCATAACCGATTTCGTCAGGGTGGGCTATAACTGTGCTGTAGCTGATTATGATCCACCACAGGATAGGCTTAAGCTGTCAGAGGTGAAGAAGTGGTTAAGGCATCGGCATATCGAATTCAAGACATTCAAGGGATTGGAGGAAAAAGGATTGATACGAGCACGCCATTCAGGTACTGCTATAAATTCCCCACTTATTTACTCCAAAACAGAGATACAAAAAGCATTATCCACAATGAGAGTGAACAGAATATTTATGAACAATAAAATTAATGGTTATGGAAGAGAATAAGACAATCCAGCATGCGTTGAGAGAAATCCAATCTAAGCTGAAAGCCCCAAAAGGCCAAATGAATAATTTTGGACATTACCGATATAGGAGTGCCGAAGATATTTTAGAATCTGTTAAACCGTTGCTTGCAGATAATAGTTGTTCGCTGACCATATCGGACGACATCATCATGGTTGGTAACAGAATTTATGTAAAAGCAACAGCCACCCTTGTAAATGAGGATGGAAAAAGTGTACATACCACTGCGTTTGCCCGTGAAAGCGAAAATAAGTCGGGCATGGATATGGCGCAAGTGACAGGTGCCGCAAGCTCATACGCAAGAAAATACGCTCTCAATGGTCTATTCTGCATCGACGACACGAAAGATCCAGACGCATTGAATGTAAACAAGGAGTACACACAGCAAACAGACGCGAATCTTGAAACAATAATTGCCAATATCAAGGCTGCCTCGACCATACAAGAATTGACACAGATATGGAATGAATGCTATGCCTATCAAAGCGACAAGAAATTTTCTTCGGCACTAACTAATCGTAAGAAAGAACTTAAAACGAAAACAGTATGAAAAAACTTCAAGAAAGCGGTGTCATCTTCGATTCAGAAGAACACCGCTATTTCCTCAAAGGAAAAGAACTTCGTGGAATAACGGACATGCTCCAAAGACAAGTGTTTCCAGGTATGTATGCAAATATACCTCAATTTGTACTAAACAGAGCTGCTGAACGTGGCACGATGATACATGAGAGTATAGAGTTACTCGACAGCGGTTTCGAGCCAAAAGAGACTACTCAAGAGCTTGAAAGTTACAAGAGAATAAAACACGACAACGGGTTAAAGACGCTTGAAAATGAATATCTTGTAACGGACGGAGAAAGCTTTGCGAGTGCGATAGATCTTGTGTTTACCAATGGAGAAAAGAATGTTATTCTTGCCGACATCAAGACGACAAGCGTACTTAACAAGGAATATGTGCGTTGGCAACTGTCAATTTACGCCTACCTATTTGAGCTCCAAAACATCGACTTGAAAGTAAATAAGTTGCATGCCCTTTGGCTGCGTGGCGACAAGTCCGAGTTTGTCGAAGTGGAGCGTATTGACACAGAAATTATCAAAGATCTTTTGCAATGTGAGGTTGAAGGGCGGCAGTTCGTTAATCCGCTTGCAAAGGCAGATGCAGACGTGCCCGTTGCGATAAAGAATGCCGAGTACTCTGTTTATACGCTCGTAACGCAGTTAAAAGAACTCAATGAGAAGAAAAAGAAATTATCAGAAGGACTTTTGAAGCTCATGCAGGAAAACGACGTGAAATCCTATAAAGGTGACTACGTCACACTCTCACGCAAAGCTGCATATACGAAGAAAAGTATTGATAGCAAGAAATTGGAAGAAAAATATCCCGAAGTTTATGCAGCTTGCATCAAAGAATCAAACTATCCTGAAACATTACAAATAAGATAATATGGCAGTAAACACGAAATCAGGCATCGTCCTCGAGGTAGGACAGCGAGAGCAGATAACATCCAAAAACGGAAAGACATATACGAAAAGAGCACTTTATATTGACTGCACACCGCACGACTATCTTACAGGTGAGCGTAGCCAGTATGAGAATAAAATCCAATTTGAATTTATGGAGAGTAAGACTTCGCTTCTTGATAATATTATCCCAGGTCAGGTGGTAACTGTATCTTTTGACTTGCAAGGAACAGAGATGACGGGGCAAGATGGGCAAGTTAAACGCTTTGTTCACGTTCGTCCGTTCGGTATAGAGGTTAGGCAGCCAGTACAGCAGGCACCACAACAATATGTCCCACAGCCTACACAACAGTATCAACCGCAACCACAGGAGCAACAATTCCAAGCACAAACAGATGAAAGCGGCGAACCAATGAAAAATGACCTTCCTTTTTGACGTTAGGACATGGAAACACGGATAACAATATTCAACAACCCGCAGTTCGGAGATATTCGCACAGCGGGAACACCTGAAGCACCACTGTTTTGCCTTGCTGACGTATGTAAATCATTGGAATTGCAAGCATCAGCCGTAATAAGACAATTAGACGATGGGGTGATTACAAGGCACCCCATATCCGACAGTCTTGGAAGACAGCAGGTTGCAAACTTTGTTTCTGAAGATGGCTTGTACGATGTTATACTCGATTCCCGTAAACCAGAGGCAAAGGTATTTCACAAATGGATTACTTCTGAAGTTATAGCACCTATCAAAAAGACTGGAGGGTACTCCTTATCAAATAGGTATCCCATGTCACTTATTGAGAGGGCTGCATAATGGCACTTTACGACACATCCAATCCCCTCGATAAAGCCAACTTTATGCTCCGTGCACAGAAGTTGGCAGAGAGTGGGAAAATCGTTGAGTTGGTAGAGAAAAAGCCAAAGCGGACACTTTCTCAAAATGCCTACTGCCACTTGGCTATATCCTATTTTGCCAGCCAATATGGTTGTACTTTAGAATGGGCTAAGACGCAATACTTCAAGAAACTTGTAAACCCAGACTTATTTATAAGGGAAAAGGAGGATAGGTTTCTTGGCAAGGTGAAGTACCTGAGAAGCAGCGCAGATTTGGATGTAACTGAAATGAGTTTGGCGATTGATAGGTGGCGCAACTGGTGTTCTATGGAAGCGAGCATTTATGTACCTAACGTAGATGATTACTATTCAATTCAACTCATGGAGGTAGAAATAAAGAAGAACGAAAAATACTTATAGCAATGACATTAAACGAATATCAGAAAGCCGCTCTTAAGACAGCGACGTACCCAAAAGAATACATAATCATATATCCTGCACTGGGTATTACTGGTGAAGCTGGAGAGTGCAGTGATAAAGTAAAGAAAGTTATCCGTGATAATGATTGTAAATTCACAGATGACAAGAAACGTGAGATTGCAAAGGAAATAGGAGATGTGCTTTGGTATTGCGCCACACTCGCTAATGACTTGGGATTTAATCTTGAAACTATAGGAGAAATGAACATAAGAAAACTCGCCTCACGTCAGAAACGAGGGATGATTTCGGGTGATGGTGATAACAGATAAGCCCGTGAGGGTGCCATAGAAGTATGTATAATTTTTTACAGTGGGGAAGCGTCCCCACACTTGCTTTGGTGGCGGAATTGGTAGACGCTAAACTGTGGTGTATTTGAAAACAGTTGAAAAATTATACACCGTGCAGGTTCGAGTCCTGCCCAAGGCACAGTAGTTGTAATTTCATAATATTTTAATAGTTTATTTTCACAGCCTCACAGCGGTGTGGCAAACCGATGTATGGTGTAATGGTAGCACAACAGATTTTGGTTCTGTTAGTGGCGGTTCGATTCCGCCTACATTGACTTAAATTTATAATTATGGAAAGAATAACATCAGCAACGATTTTCAAAGCATTTGACGGGACAATTTTTGAGTCAGAAATAAAATGCAAAGAATACGAGAAAAAGAGAAAAGAGTTCTTGAATAGAATAGAATTCTTTTTAGTAAGACATTCTCCTGACTTGACGGAAACGGGGCTTTTTACAAAGGCTTTTCTTGTGGCAGTTTATTCAACAGAATGTTTACAACGGGAGATAGTGAACAACTATTGTATCAAGAAATTCGGATATTTAGGCCCGTCTGTGCAAGGTGTTAGATTCCAAACCTATTTTAGTGTGTCGTCAATAAACTTTGAAACCTATTTGATCGGTGTAATCGAGGAGTGGAAGGGTAAACGACGTTACGACAAAATTCTCCTTAGCCCAACTGAACTTGATGAGTTCAAAGGTATAGAAAGGTTTGATTATATGAAAGAATGGGGATTTAAGTAATGCCATACTATATTAAGAAAAAGAAAACAGACAAGCCAAAGAAACGGCAAACAAGCCTATCGACTTTGGTAAAGAAACTGGATAAGGTGTTCAGTCAGTATATTAGATTAAGAGATGCCTACCCAAATGGGACTTTCCGTTGTATTTCGTGCGGAAAGATAAAACCGTTTGAGCAAGCAGATGCAGGCCATTTTCACAGCCGACGACACATGGCGACAAGGTTTGACGAAGATAACGTTTCAGCAGAATGTAGAGCGTGCAACAGATTTTCGGCAGACCACTTAATCGGATATCGTGAAAATCTTATCAAGAAGATTGGAATACATAGGTTTGAGATGCTTCATGTCAAGGCACATCAGAGTAGGAAATGGTGCAGGTTTGAGTTGGATCAGCTTATCAAATATTATACTATTCTTGTGAAGAAATTAAGCGAGGAAAAAGGAATAAAAATTAAATAGAATATGGCTAATATGGAATATCTTGACTTTCTTAAAAATAAGCAAGTGAAAATTAATAAAACAGGATTCGAGATAGACGAAAAAGAATTGAATCCTATGTTGTTCGACTTTCAAAAGTATTGCGTAAAACAAGCACTGTCAGTTGGAAGATACGCTCTGTTTGAAGATTGCGGACTTGGAAAGACGATACAGCAACTTGAATGGGCATCGCAGGTGATGAATCACACAAACAAACCTGTGCTAATATTGGCTCCACTGGGTGTCATTTCACAGACTATTAAAGAAGGATGCAAGTTTGGGTATGAAGTTGTTGAAATAGCTCTTACAGTCTTTGACCAAGATCTCAAGAAAGGCATATACATCACCAATTATGAAAATATGGATAGTATTGATGCCTATCTATTCAGTGGCGTTGTACTGGATGAGAGTTCCATATTAAAGAACTTCACTGGAAAGACAAGACAGCAATTAATTGATGACTTTTACGAAACGCCTTATAAGCTGTGCTGTACAGCCACTCCTTCACCAAATGATGTCACGGAGCTGTGCAACCATGCAGAGTTTCTGAATGTGATGTCAAGAAATGAAATGCTTGCGATGTATTTTGTGCATGACGGGGGCAATACTTCGTCATGGAGGTTGAAAGGACATGCAGAGACTTTGTTCTGGGACTTTGTATCGACTTGGGCTGTGATGCTCACATCTCCAACTGATATTGGATTTGATGGCTCTGGATATGTCCTTCCAAATTTGAATATTAACGAGGTGTTTGTCGAAACCAAAAAGCGTGATAATGGTATGCTGTTTAATGATATGGCAGTAACAGCAACGACATTCCACAAAGAACTAAGATATACTCGTAACGAACGTATGGAAAAGGTTGCGGGAATGGTAAACAGATCCGATGAACAATTTATTGTGTGGATAGGACATGATGAAGAGGGAGAATTATTGCGTTCACTAATACCTGATGCTATTGAGGTTAAAGGGAGTGACAGCAAGCAGTACAAGAAGGACAATTTGCTTGGATTTGCCGATAAAAAGTTCAGGGTACTTATAACGAAGTTAAAGATTGCACAATTTGGATTAAACTATCAGAATTGCCACAATCAAATTTTTGCTTCGCTTGACTTTTCATTCGAGTCTACCTATCAGGGAATAAGACGTTCATATCGTTTTGGGCAGACAGATGATGTTAATATCTATCTGATAATAACAGATACTATGCAGAATGTTAGAAGCTCAATTTTGGAAAAGCAAAAATCGTTTGTGGATATGCAGCATAAAATGAGTGAAGCGACAAGCAGGAATATAAAACAGATAGCTAAACTTACAAAAATGGAAATAGAGAAAAATTATAAATCTGAACATTGCGACATACGTCTTGGCGACTGTGTACAACTTATAAAAGATATACCAGATGAGAGTATTGGGTTTTCTATATTTTCACCTCCTTTTGCAGAATTATACACTTACTCTGACAAACTGGAAGATATGGGTAATAGCAAGGACTACAAAGAGTTTTTTATGGCTTTTGATTTTCTTGTTAAAGAGTTATACAGAGTAATGTGGAGCGGTAGAAATATAGCTGTACACTGCATGGACTTGCCTATTCAGAAAAGCAAAGAGGGATTTATCGGGCTGCGAGACTTTTCAGGAATGATAATAAAATCGTTTCGAGAAGCTGGCTTTATCTATCATTCACGTGTTACGATATGGAAGAACCCTGTTACGGAAATGCAGCGTACAAAGGCACTGGGGCTACTTCATAAGCAGGTAAAGAAAGACAGTGCTATGAGCCGGGTGGGCATACCTGACTACCTTTTAATATTCCGCAAGGATGGAGAGCACGCTCATCCTGTTCATTGTGGCATTGATGTGGATACATGGCAGAAATACGCATCTCCGGTTTGGATGGATATAGATTACTCCAACACATTGAATGCAAGAGCTGGCCGTGAAGGATCTGACGAGAAACATGTTTGTCCGCTACAGCTCGACACGATTAAGCGTGCTATTACACTTTGGAGTAATGAAGGAGATACCATACTAACGCCATTTCTGGGCATTGGCTCTGAAGTTTATCAATCAATACTTCTAAATCGTAAAGGTATTGGATTTGAATTGAAAGAATCCTACTTTAACGAAGCTATAAAGAATTGTAAAAAAGCCGAATTTGAGACAAATCAAAAAACGTTATTTGATGCTATATGACAAAATCAGGAATGATAAAACATGTAAAACTTGTTTTAGCTGCTCAAATGCTTACTTGATGCAGTCGTCTATCCATAATCCAATAGTTTCTGATTGTATGAAAACTCACCAAAGAGAAGTGGCAAACACGCCGATAAAGTGTGTGCATTTTGAACCGAGAGTTGGAGACGTAAAGATACATCCCATGGTACCGTGTAGGTGATATGATAAAAATTGATGACAAGTTTACGGAGCAATTCTCTCCCAACGAGCAACTTGCTTTACTAAGATTGCTGTTGATGGCTGATGACGAAGGAATAACAAATATAAGCTACAGAACATTTGCGAGGATGTGTGGAATGACGCTTCAGGTATGTAGATCTACACTTTCTAATCTTATCAAAAAGGGAGAATTAGATGTTGTGACTAATACAGCACATAACCCACAAAATAACATGAAAGGTACATTTGTAATTATCTGTAAATATGATAACTATAGAGTTGGAAAGAAAAAGGTAACACAGCAGACAACATCGAATGTAATTAGCCATTTACAGGCGAAATGCAAAGAACGCGAAAAGGATTTTGAAATTAGTCTTATCCCATTTGTCGTTTCACGTGGTGGTATTTATCAACCAGAGATGATTAGATCTTTCTTCAACTACTGGACGGAAAAGAACAAATCAGGAACGAAGATGCGATTTGAAATGGAAAAGACTTGGGAAACGCAGAAAAGGCTTGTTACCTGGAGTAATAATGAAAAGCAATTTAATAGGAATGAAAAACGAGTTAACAATAATCGAGCATCTACCGCAAACAAGGAAGCAAGCCGTGCAGCTCTTGAAAGACTCGCCGATGCAATATTGGATGAGCATTAACCCAAGAACGGTACAGGATGTTTTCATGGCACCTGAAGTTGGTATAGCGTCTATACGGAGGGAGGTAGGAGAGCAAAGGTTGCAGGCAATGATGGTCAAGTGGGTAAATAGCTTCCTTAACTTCTATTCAACAAATGGGACGATGGATGCCATACAAGTGGCCGAGACCATTAATATGATTATTGACGCTTATCCACATTATACGATATACGATTTCAAACTATTTTTCAAGCTCGCCAAACTTGGAAACTATGGAGAGGTTTATGGCCGTATAGATGGTTCTGTTATTTTATCTTGGCTTCGGAAGTATGATTTGTATCGAGATACAGTAGCACAGAGCGAGAGCATAAAGGAGCAGGAGCAATATAAGGAACTTGCAAAAAGGGAAAAGTCAAACGGGATATATTACAGCGAATACCTGAAACTAAAACAAAAAGAAAATGACACGTCAAGAATATGAGGAACGAAAAAACAACATTATGATATGGATGTATTCGGCATTAACTTCGCACTGCCCAAGAACAGCAAGGGCAAGGGCAAGAGATTTAGCGAGACTTACAGAAGAATATAGCGGGACGCCATATATCGATATATATAATAAACTTTTAGAGGAATATAATCTATGATAAATTTCACGGAGAATAAATATGAGGACAACCACCTCGTGCTGTGCGGCATATACGCCTGCAAAACAGTTAGGAATCTGTGGCTGTGCGTTGTTGATGCGCTGCACTTCTTTAAGCGGCTCATCAAACGTTACCCCTTTGCAGCTTTATTCGTTGTCGTCTTCACTGCGGTGACATTTAGCTACGTGGAGATTGGTAAAGCCAGGGCTGAAAGGGATAAACTATCGCATGAGCTGTATGTGATGAAACAGAAAACAGAACAATTGGAAAACATTAAAAACAGGTAACACTATGAAAAGAATATTAGACGCTTGCTGCGGAAGCCGTATGTGCTGGTTCGATAAGAATAATCCAGAAGCGTTGTTTATGGATATTCGACAAGAAACAACGACACTATGTGACGGGCGGACGTTGGAAGTAAGACCTGATGTTGTCGGTGATTTTCGCAAAATGCCATTTGATAATGAAAGTTTCCATATCGTGTTGTTTGATCCTCCTCATTTAAAAAATCTTGGCAAATCATCATGGATGGCAAAAAAATACGGTCGTCTGTTCCCAACATGGGAAGATGACATCAAGCAGGGGTTTGATGAATGTATGCGCGTTTTGAAGCCTAACGGTGTGCTTATATTCAAATGGAACGAACAGCAGATACGGACTGATAAGATAGTTGAGATTGTCGGACGAAAACCGTTATTCGGTCATACGTCAGGCAAAGGTAATCATACAATTTGGATGTGTTTTATGAAATGATTGGATATGGAAGTATTGACGATTAAATTTATATGAAACTATGAAAAAATATTATTTTACATTCGGTTGCGGCATAGATACGCCACACCGCAAATGCTACCATGTGGAAGTAGCCGAAGACTTTGGAAAGGCAAGGGACCAGATGATTGATAAGTTTGGAATCGAATGGGCATTCCAATATACAGAAGATGAATGGCTCATCAGCCGTGAGTATTACCAAAAATACATTGAATTTGGTCGATGCTCCACACCTTGGCACGAGGGCTTCACGCAAGCGGAAATGTTTAACCTAAAAGAGATATAACGACAATGAAAACAAACAACGGGTGCAAAAGCCAAAACAACAATAAAATCAAGAACGAGACCGAGTTGTTAGAAATGTTTACAGATGGAGATGGCGTCAGAGCATTTACGTATGTTCCATTCCTCCATCCTGTCTACAATGAAGTTTGGGCAACAGAAGGTCATGTAATAATTAGAATTAGCCCAGACAGGCTTAACGGACACTACGAGCCTGTCAAGGGATGTGAAGAACTAAAGCTACCAAAAGTATTAAAACCATGCCATTTATCTTGTACATATAAGGCTATCAGACAGGCGTTGGATGCATGTCCGTTGGTAGATGAAGTGGTAACAGAAGGAAACGAGGAAGAATGCAAGGAGTGTGGTGGTACTGGTGAGGTAGAATGGGAATATACAGATGATAACTTACATACGCATTACCACGATTTCGATTGTCCGATGTGTGGTGGCGATGGCGTGATAACACACAAGAAGGAAACATACACAGGCAGGAAAGTTCACGACGAAAAGGCAGTAATAAAGTTCGGGAATACATTTTTTCGATGGTTTTATCTCGACATCGTGGCAAAGGCTTTGGCGCATATCGGAGCTGATGTAATAAGTATTACGGCAAGCGACCCTTTTGGTATGACAGAGTTTGTATTTGACGGTATCAAGATTGGGATGGCGAGCTTTTATGATAGCGACAGAAAAGGATACAATGCAGAAGTTAAATTAAAGGAAAATGGAGGTGAGGACAATGACAATGGAAAAGAAATACAGACTATTGGAGAATGACACCATTACGGCAGATGGTAGGACTTTGTACCGAATAGAGGCCTTACGAGACTTTGTAGATGTGAAGAAAGGCGACAAAGGCGGATATGTTGAGAGCGAGGATAACTTATCACATGCCGGTAAATGTTGGGTATATGGCGATACTTGTGTGTATGGCAATGACTGGGTACATGGCGATGCTTGGGTATGGGGACATGCTATAGTAAGAGATGGAAAGGTCACAAGCGGAGTAATGGATCACTAAAAGATATACTACAATGGCAAAACGAGAGATACTGTTCCGTGGGTGGAACAAGAAGAACAAAAAGTGGATTTACGGCTACTATTTCACATATCGTGGCAATCATTTTATATCGCCAGATGATAAAGTGAACCCTTTAGATACTTATAAGGACTATGTTGTGGACGCCGACACCGTTGGTCAGTACACAGGGCTGAAAGATGCAAAAGGAAAGAGGATATTTGAGGGGGACATCATAGTGTACAGTGGATGCAATCACACCGTACAATACAATGATGATAGATCGCGGTTTGTAGTTGTACCCGAAGGTTTTGCAAGCATTCAGTTCGACGTCGACCAACAAATGATTAACGAGTGCAAAAATGTTGTAGCCGGAAACGTGCAAGAGAACAAAGAACTTATTAAAACAAAATGACATGAAAGCAAGAATAATAGAAACAGGAGAAGAAATAACGATTATAGGCATCAGTAAAGAATGGGGAACAGCTCAATATTATGGTAGTGATGGAATTTACCGCCAACAAACTTTTAGAGACAAAGAGATAGAGCTTATAGATACTACAGATGCTCTGCCCATTGACTGGGAGCAACGCAGATACGAGATTGCGAAAGATATATTGGTTGCATCATGCAACCAGCTGATTGACGGTGTAAGCATTGCGTCACACGCCCATGATTGTGTGCGGTGGGTAGATGCCCTTATTGAAGAACTAAAAGGACGTAAGGAATGAATAAGGATAAAATGATAGAATGGATTGGTACGCATCATGTTGGTGTATCATCAAAAACGATGTGGGTCGCCCTTATGGAAATACCCAATATAACACCAAACAGTAGTAATTATGATGTACCACACGATGCAGACGATTTTTCACGCTGCTATGACCTATATAGGTTTGCAAAGTTAGATTTGAATGATTTGCGCAAAATAGAAAAGGTTTTCCCATACTGGAAGCCAATCATAGATGTTTGGAGCAACCTTGCCACTGCATACATTGGCATGTGCTATGAACGTGTGTATGATATATTACAAAGTAAACATGATGAAGTAATGAGGCTTAAAGGCTCCAAAAAAGTTTCAGCGAATTGCTGGAAAAGGCTATAAAGCAAATGAAGAAGAAACGATTATTATGTGGAAAGAAATGTTCAATATAATTATCATGGTGTTCAACATGTGTTGCGTGAGCTTTATGTGCATCCTGCTTGCTCGCTGGATGAGCCGCGTTGAAAACAAGGTTCAAAATATTAAGAGCTACCTAAAAGAGGTGCAACGAAAAAACGACGCAATTTACATTAACCAACTATATATCGCACGTGATGAACTGATAAAGGAGGAGCGTTACGAGGATGCGGATAAGATAAACAAGATTATCAACGAAGAAATTAAAAGACAAAAAACTGAATAGAAATAATAAGACAAACAGCTATGGAAATAAAATTAAGCAACGGTGACCGCCTCACAGTCCCGCAGGGCTGCAAGGCAACAGTGAACGGCAACGAGATTATTATTGAGAAAGAGCGAGAGTTCAAAGATGGTGACATACTAACATCAATCTATGATGATATAACGATTATTTTTAAGTGTTATCACAACGATGGTAGCGGAAGAGGTATGTCATATTTCAATACCGAGACAAATCCGGTGAAAGGGCTTGAGAACAAGTGCTGGGATATGGATTCTTTTCGTCAGGCCACCGATGAGGAAAGGCAACGCCTATTCGACAAGATGAAAAAACGAGGCCTCCGTTGGAACGAAGAAGAGAAGCAAATAGAGGAGATAAGGTGGAGAGCAAAGAAAGGTGATAGGTATTGGAAATTATCTTCGGATTTACATATGTTAGGAATGCAAGAAGATAACGATGATTTCGACCAAGATTCTTGGGAATGTGGCAACTACTTCAAAACACAAGAGCAAGCCGAGAGAGCAGCAGAAGCGATAAAAGAGACGTTAAGAAAGTTCCATGAGGAAAACAACTAACAGCAGGAATTAATACTGGTTCGATCCCAGTACTAAATCATCCCAAAAGGAAGTAATGGCCACCGAAAATCAGAGGTGGTTGGTTGTGTTAGAACAATGGGTTAGTTCTGGTTCCTGCTTTATTATAAAAACTGTAACAGACAAACATAGAAAGGACTATAAGGATATGACAAACAACGATATACCAATTTGCATGTCGGAGGAGTACTGGGCAAACTCACAGTTCTTGATAGCGAGATACTATGGTCGGATGAAGATTAACGGACATGAGTTCATCATCGTTAATAAGGACGGTATTGACGTGTTCACATTGTCTGCAATAGCCGAAAAGCAGGGTAAGGAAAAGGCTATCGGCCCGGGCGAGCCTTGCGACCTCGTCAGAAAAGACTTCGTTAAGTATTACAGGAAACTAAGTCGAGATGCTTTTCTTGCTGTGCTAAAAGAATATCCAACTGCAAGTGCAGAAGATCTGAAAAGGGTAATGAGTGGTATAAGTAAAAGGGAGTGCCCGTGAACACCCCCTCCAAGACTACGGCGTTAACACTACGCCTCTACGAAGAAGTGGAAACAAGTACCATTCTTAGGGTAGATAATCTTTCCACCTTTGCGGATGAACTTGCAAAACACTTCACGTATCTCGCCTTTATGCAATTTAGTATTCATGCGGTAATACCTCCCTTCTCGGCGGTTGCAACCAATGCTTAATTGCGTTGGAAGTCGTTGCACTATGCCGAAATGCAACGAAAAGCCCCCAGCACGGGACTGAGGGCGTGTCTTTTCTCTAATAGGCAGAGAGCGGACGGAGAGACGGCATATAGCCGCAGAGGTATTACCTCGTACTAAATTGCTCTACAAAGATAGAGCGTTTTACAGCACGCAACAAATAAATTAACGATTTTAATGAGCAAATGTTAAATATTAACTTATAAAAACCAACAGTTATGTACGCAGTTAAAGGAGACCTCATAGAGGTAAAGAAAGTGAGTGAATCAGAGTATACCGACAAAGACGGTAACACCTATGATAAAGACGAATTGGTGCTGCTTGAGGAAATGGATGCAGATCCAATAGATTGGGACAAAGTACGTATAAATGCGGCGATAGAAACGATGGCGACAATCAGTGCAAGCTATGGAGCTTCCTTGACTCCAAAAGGATCGGCAGAGATTGCAGTTAAATGCGCCGATGCACTTGTAGAGGAGCTTAAAAAAGGAAACGTAAAACAATAAACAATCACAGGCGGTGCACCAACTCATACGATAAAATTATTAAATAGACTCTTTTAAATTAAATCGGTGCGCTGCCTGTTTTATACCAAGCAAATGATACAGGAAATAGAAATCACAGAAAAGAATATAAACGACCTATGGAATCTCGAATGTGTTCATTCGATGATAAAAACAGGAGATGGGTTTGTTCTTGAACTCAATCACCAGGTCACCAACGGATGGGTAGCAAGGAAAGGCGAAAGCCTAAGACAAAATGATAACGGAAAATGGGAAATAGTAAGAAAGGGTAAATAATGAACGAATACGAATACTTGCCTGACTGGGCAATAATCATAGATATGAAATGATAGAGAGAACAACACATACAGTCGCTATTAGACAGGCAGTGGTCAAGGGCGCATGGCAGCATAAGGAAGAATGGGAGCATTGGGCTTCACTATTCCACTGTATCGTCGTACCGATGAACGATGTAGCACTATCGCTACTGAAAGATGCTCACGAGGCATTGAAAGAGTCCAAGAGATACAAACGACTTATAAAGAAAAACGTCAAGGCAGCAGAAATAGCTGGAGACGAATACGAGCGGATGCTCTATGAGGAATCACGAATTAACCGATATGGTGATAGAAGAGGATATCTCATGGACTACATGGACACGTGGCAGGAAAAAATGAAACACGATATAGACATTCTTCGATTCTCGATTAACAGATACGTCAACAAGCTAAACTTAAATGAGGCAGAATTGGCAACAAGTGTTTTCCTTGCTCACGTCATGCTGGAGTATGCATGTGTCTTGTGGGACGCCTTTTGGAAGATGTCGAGAGAAAAGACTGGCAAAGACCTGTCTGATACATTCAGGTCGGCTCGGCTAACAAATGTGCTGAATTATTTTACCGACGTAAGCCATTCGTTTGACCCGGACAACATCGTCAATCTCAATAAGGACAAAGACTGCCAGCTCGCCATGAATATCATTGAGCGCAAGGCCACAAGTGTTGATACCATTAATGCCGTAGGAAAGGCCGCGCTTGGCTATCATAAAGACTTGGTACAATGGGCGGATGAACTGGACAAGAAGAAAACAGAAGAAAAGAATTTTTTTCTCAATCGATAAATTAATTAAACTTAAAGCTCTGGTGAGGGCAAAATGCTCCCAATCATCGTGATGGTGATTGGGAGCTTTCTTGCAAGTTTTGCAAGAGATTGCAAGAAACAACAAATCCCCACTATCCATCACGGACGGTGGGGTAACATAAATTTAAAAACCTCATATTTGAGGCGGAAACAAAATAAAGTTTAATATTTCAACTGTTTATTAAACAAATATTCCTATATTTGCACAGTTAATTAAACTTTTATATTATGAAACATAGGTTAAAGGAGATTCTTCCAAAAATTGGAATGACACAAAAAGAGCTTGCCTCAAAAATTGGAATGACAGAGGTTGGAATGAGTAAGCTGATTAATGGTACAACAACGAAATCCTCACTGGAGAAGATTTCGCAAGCAATCGGAGTAGATTATTCTGAAATAGCAATCGAGGAAAAGATACTTAAAGCAAAATATGGATCGGATAAAACGCCATTACGTCTTGGCAGTTTAGAGTTGCCATGCTACGTACTTGAGGATGGTACACGCGTGTTTTCCGGACGTGGAATGCAGAAAGCCATAGGAGCAACAAGTTCAAGTGGTACATGGCTGTCAAGATTCGTGTCGAGAGACCCTATCAAAAATCTGCTTAGAGAAATTAAAACCGGCGATGGAGATACTTTCCAACGGATGAACAGCCCGATAATATTCAAGAGAAATGATGCAGGAGGCTCACAGTCTGATACGTACGGGTATGAAGCAACCTTGCTTATTGATTTATGCGATGTAATAATTAAAGCCGGCGAATCAGGGTATGATATTCCAGAGAATTATATAAGAAACGCAAATATCATTATCCGAGCCGTAGCGAAAACAGGTATCATTGCATTAGTGGACGAGGCAACTGGGTATGATAAGGAAAAAACAAGGGCTAAAGACGAGCTTCAGAAATTTTTCAATTCATTTCTGCAAGAAGAAGCGGCAAAGTGGGTGAAAACATTTGACGATGTGTTTTTCGAGGATTTATACAAAATGCGCAAATGGACATGGCAGAAGACTTCAAAACGCCCCGGAGTCGTCGGCACATGGATAAAAGAAATTGTATATGATAGGCTGGCTCCTGTATTACCAGAATTGGAGAAGTTAAACCCTAAAAACAAAAGTGGGAACAGAACATACAAGCACCACCAGTTTCTTAGCCGAGATATAGGGTTACCAAGGCTCAGGCAACATCTTGAAGCTGTACATGCCATCGCTGTAATATCAAATTATGATTGGAACAAGTTCATGGTTAATCTTGACAAGGCATATCCAAGGAAATATCAGGAGTTATATTTATTTGACGAATGAGAATAAAACTCAACCTATATCTTATGTACTGACTTTGTCACTCGGATAATGACTAAGATAACGAGCGCGAGCGTGCCACCGATGGCTATACCGCCGAAGTCCATTTTCGCCTGCTCCCACTTGGAGAGTGATTCCTCGACGGGGTAAGGCACACGGATGCTGTCCCTTTGTATCACGGAGTCCGTCTTTATCTTGTACACCTTAATAATCCTGTCCCGCCACCTTATCTTCTCTACAATCGTCGTATCCCCCTGCGTCCTTATAATCACACTATCACGGATAAGCGTCGTGTCAGAACGCAGGAAAGTATCGGTATTGTGGGTGTAGCGGGTGTGGTACTCAGGTACTGTGACGTACTTGGTCTTGCAGGATGTGCAGCATGCCACGCAGACGGTTATTACGAGCAGCGCGTACCAAAACGGGATGTTGAGGTGCTTGATGTAGTTTTTTATTCTACCCATCTACGTGCCTCCCACTCTCTCCTTTTCACCAGCCCGGGTAACACCTTGCCACCCGAATGCACCCACCGCCTGAACTCCGCTTGTATGAGTCTGTCGGGGGCGTGGTGCAGGATGCGCCTGTAGAGCGTTGAGCGTTTGAAGTTGCCCACACCAAGATTAAAGATAAAGCTCACCACGGCATCGTACTTACCCTGCGTGTCTATCGCTTTCATCGTGTTCGGGAACCTGCCCGCCACCCAGAGGTCTTGCTCCAGCATTTCCTCCGCCTGCCGCTCCGTGATGCGTTGCCCCATCTTCACGCCCAGCGTATGGCCGTAACCAATGGTGGGCTTACCTCCCGAGTCTCGATAGGCTCTGAGCCGCAGCCCCTCGAACTCCTTGATTTTCACTATCAGTTGATTACTTGCTTTCATCTTCGTCGATATTGTCGCGCACGCGCT